ACAACTTTATCTTTTGCTCTAGATAAAAATGCAGTAACTTTTTCACCAGTAGTAACGTCTGTTCCAACTTGATCTTGACCAGACTTCCCGTCTTTAGTGCTTTTGTACCCCATATCCATAAGAAGCTTTTCCGACTGCAATTTATTATACCTATTGATATGTCTACTACCAACAGCTTCATTAACCATAGAGAATGCTGAACCTGCCAATGCTGCCCCTGCTGCTTTAGTCGCTGAATCTTGTTGGTATTGAGCGTCTTGATATTTGGCTTGCCTTGCAGCCTCGTATTGCTCATTCACCATCATCATGCTATCATACTTCTGCTGATTATCTCTTTGCATACTAGCATCTGCTACTGCAATATCCATTAATGCGGATTGACGAGCTACATCAAGACCTCCAAGGCCTGCCATAAATTGAGCTCTATTACCAGCTGATCCACGAACAATATTTTCTATACCAGTCGCATAAGACGAATCTAAATCATTATGAGCTTTAGCTAACTCAGAAGGAGTTAACCCCTGCTTTGCTAATCTTTTAGACTCTGATAGTCTTTGTTGGAATGCAGGGCCTAACTTTGGATCTTTAGGAATATCAACTTTTTTAAGTGCTTGACCTAAACCAATAGCTCCTGTAGCTAAACCAATCAAGGATGATAATCCTCCCATTTTATCTAGGAATGATTCCTTGCCTAAACCTTCTTTGCCTCTTAAATCAAAATATGTTTCTTCACCTGCGTTTTGAAGATTTTTATCAGCCTGATTCATTATGGCATTATAATCCTCCCTAGTACCGTCTGGAAAGCGCTCTTGCCACTCCTCAAAACTCATTCCAGATATGGCACTCGGCAATTCAGTTCCTTGGCCTTTATCTAGTAAGCCTGATGTGGTAATTTCATCTTCAGCTCCAGCCTCAACTTTTGCGTATTCATAAAACTTTCCGTCACGATAGAAACCTTCTGGTTCTTTTTTACCTTCTTTATCTATTTTTTCTTGCTCAGTATCATAAGCATCTTCATGCTCAGAAGTAATGTCTTCCTCTATTTCTTCTACTAATGAAGTTACAGAATCACTAGTTATGACGTTTAAATCAATTTCTTCCCCAGTAGTGTAGTCGATTGTAGGAGATACTGTGCTTGGATCCCTATCTTTATGCGCTGGATCATCTTTTCTTCTTTGAGCCTCCTCAAAGTTTGATAAATTTTGATCTAATTTTCGTAATTGTTCTTTAGCTTTTTCTTTCTGAGAAACTGATGTGTTTTCATCATTAATTATTTTCTCTAACTTACCTTTAGCGTTAGCCGTGCTAACATTAAGATTATAGCTATTTATGTTATCTAAAATGTCTTGAGAGCCAGTTTGTATAGTGAAGTCATCTCCTTCCCCTTCAATCCCAAACTCATTTACAGCTTCTTCATAAGTTAAGCCATCTATATAATCATAGTATATTTCTAAGTCTTCTTTGGAAACAGTCTTACCATCAAGCTGCATTTCAAAATGAGAATTAGCTCTTTCTTCAACTTTTTTAAGTAAATCTCTTTTCCATTGAGTTCCTGACTCATCTAACTCTTTAGTCTCGCCATCTTCACCATAGAAAAAACTAAAAGCCTCTTGAACGTGATCCGCTTCATCAAACTTTTCACCTGGATTTATACCATGACCTTTAGTGTACCTTAAACTTTTAGGGTTTGACTCGTTAAGCATTTCAACAGTCCAAGGATTTTTTTTATCATTCTTGTAAAAAGATAAAGCCAAGTCCAGACCTAATTCAAAATTCCCATTTTCTAATTCAGAAACAAATTCTTCTTGAGTATATCCATCACCTAAGTTTTCAGCTATATTTAGAATCGCATCTTTTCTACCTGGCAAACTATCTGCTGCGGTTATCTGTAGCGCTCCAAAACCACCAGCCATGTCAGTTTCATTACCATAATACTTTACAGAATTAGCTTCAGACTTACTTAATTTTTTATAAGCAGCTTTAGCTTTAGCTTCGTCTACATTCCCATCTGCATCTACATATCCATTTGACTTAGCCCACTCGTCTACCTTGTTATTAATACTTTTCCAATCACCTATACCTTTTGGCCCGTGCTCTCTTATAGCATCCCAGCTAAATTTACCTTCTATTAAATTACTATTCTTGAAAGAGGTTTCGGCTTGTATGTTAGCCATAATAGAGTTGATACCCTCCTTGTTAATTCCAGGAAAATATTCTTTAATCTTTTGTATTGCTAACTTTTTATTTTTTTCTACACTCATAAGCTGGAGTTGTTTAACTATATTTATTTGTGAATCTATCTATATCTCCTACCCCATAAGCCCCTGCTGTCGCTCCTGCCTGGCTTTCAAAAAACTCCGCAGCCTCACCTCTAGATAGAGCTTGGTCTTCTTTGTTTTGTAGCGTTGACTTTCTTTTTGTTTCAGCCTTCCTAGCTTCCTTTTCGAATTTATTCTTCTTAATAAGCCCTACTCCAAGACCAACCACAGCGCCAACACCTGCGCCAATAGGCCCTGCCATAGCTCCCATAGCTGCAAACTTCACAGTAGATGCTGCGACATCCATACCGCCATACTTATCATCGGTATCTAATTCACTTATAGCAGCTCCAGCCATCCCTAATCCTGCGCCTAGTGCTGCGCTACCATCGACTCCTCCGCCTCCACCTTTGGGTGGTTTAGTGCTTCCTGGGCCCGCCAAAGATGCCGCTTCAGCTCTTTGATCTGATGTACCACCATATATTTGACCAGACATAGCATCACTCTGAAGAGCTGTTGCGTCTGATCCAAAAGTATCACCAGAGAACTGAGAACTTAAATTTCCGCCAGAAGGAGCGGATGGCGCAGAAGAATTAGAAGGAGTAGATTGGTATTTATTTTGACCACCGAAACCAGAGCCTCTTTGACTTTGTGGTTTTCTTCCATAAAACCTCATATCGCCAGAAGTAGTTCTTCCAAACTCGTAACCTAAAAAACTTTTTTTATTATATCTATTTGTTTTGTATTTATCCATGAGTTATCTTGAATTTCTGAATCTCGTGTTTACCGCAAAGATATTAAATTTTTTATTAACACTTCCCGTGTCTATATTGTCGTCATCATCTAGGGTTTGAGTGTATGATAAGGTATACTTAAGCCAACTACCTCTCAACCTCTTTGTTGATGAGTCATTTCTTAAAGATACTTTATGAATACCATCCCTCTCCCTTTCATTGCTACCAGTTATGGCATTCCCAATAGAATCTACTAAACTGTGCGATGTAAAAGAAGTAACCTCATCAGTAATTATTTCACTTGAATCAAAAACCTTATTAAAGGTAGGATTGTCGTTTACTATAAATCCAACATTAAAGTGTTGATAAACTCCTTTATTCATTAAGTATAAAACGCTATCAGAGTACGTGCTATTAGAATAGTCTAAGTAAGAAAACGAATACAAGTCATTCTTATACGTAATGTACTTATTAGTAATGATGTTATCTGTATAATCAAAGGCAGCTGTACTAGGAGCAGCTCTTAATTCTAGCTTAGATACTAAGGCTCCAGTTAAGTCTGAAATAGAAAAACTATTAGAGGAGTTGTCACTTTTAACAACTGTATAGTGGCACTCTCTAAACTTTGGATCATACCCTGAAAAAATCCCTTGATCTATTAAGCCTATAATACTACTAGATGAGCTTACATTTATTGGTATAGTACCAGAATTAATTTCAGCCAGATATGACTTATAGTTAGTAGACAGAGCTAGTGGAACTATACTTTGTCCGTCACACTTTATTATGTCTTCCTTCTCTGAGTCAAATAAATAAAAACCTGTAGGAGTTTTTGTAGACGTATTAAAGTGTTGAGAACCAAACTCTGTGGTTAAGTAATCATATCTTTCTATTGCAGCACCAGTTCCAGTAACTATCTGTATATCTGCCGCAGCCCCCTCACCTTGAATTAAAGCTCTTGAGTTTACCGATAACAAAGCGATACCAGAGTCTTGAATGGCATATAATTGATTTTTATGATTCACTAAATCCGTTATGTTACCATTAGCTAGATTTAACTCAGCAAAGTCATTAGCAGGGAACACAGTCCAAGCATCAAATGTTTCTCCAAGAATTTTAGTTTTAGACGCTGATACTTTCGCTTTGAATAAATCATTAGTAACCCACTCTGCTGGTTTCACAGCATAACTAACTAAGTTGGTTGCTGTGGAGTACGTATCATTATATAAGAAGCTATCCGCTATGTTTACTTTAACTTCAGCATCCTTACCTAAATACGTGCCCGACCTTAAGGCTACATTTACATAAGACTCTAGGGGAACTACTGTGCCATATTGAAAGCTACTGCTTGTATCAGTTCTCCACATATTTTTGTAAGTATACCAATCACAGTAAACATCACCTCCAGTTGCTAGTTTAGGATACGTATCCCACTGACTACTTGTTGGTACAAAATCTCTGCAAGGATAGAATCTAGTATTTTCTATGGCTGAATCCGAATCTCCACCATATTGTTCAAACCCACTAGATGTATCTCTAATAACTTCAGCAACCCATTTAAATCCTTCAAACCAATTAGGGGTAGTCGATGCAGCCCCAACACTTCTATGATCGTTGTCATTATAGTAAGAAAGAGATTGACCAGTTGAAGTCCCTGAAATATCATTGTAATCGAATTTTACACGACCTGGCAGAGGAACATTCTCGTTATCACTTAGAGATAGAAATAATGTAGTTGGTGTTTCACCGTCATACCTGCATCTACTTGAATCTCCATAACTATCCTGATGAAGCTCTCCAACATCCTCATCATTATTACCAGGCCCATCATCAAATTGATTAGTCTTATAAACAGCAGCCTGATTTATAAAACTCTCATCCCCAGCAGGTAAAAAATCAGCAGCTGGAACAATCTCCTGATTTACTACTGTCTTAGCAAGATATAAATCTCTATGCCACCTAAAGAAGGAGTAACTGTTATAGTTAAACTTTACCTCCTGCTTAACTTCATCCGAAGTAGATGATTCTGTTAATACACTCCACGGCCTCCATTTGTAAACGTGAAAAGCCGTACCAATACTACCGCTCTCTAAATTTGTATCTACATCAAGACCAAAAACTTTATGGTAGTTATTGTACTGTAGATACCCACCTTCCATTGTAGCACCAGCTGTGTGGGGGCCTGTTTCCGAAACACTATTACCCTCTAGTAGATATGCTGGTCTTATAGAAAACCCGTTAGAAAGATGGTACGACATACCTCTAAGAGTCATGTCTGGAGAATCCATTATACCCACACCTTGAGGGATTCTGTATTTGAATGGATTCGTACTTCCATTAGGCCCTGCGGTATGGTGTAAGGGTTGGCCTGGAGGGTGCATTTTCCCCCTTAAATTGTCATTATCAGATTCAACACCGTGAGATCTTTCTAGGGCTGAAAATATTCCCTGAGTAATTATTGTCTTATCATTTTCAGTCAACTCAGCTCTAACTATTCTAAATCCAGAAATCACATCCAGAACTTCAGTCGGAAGTTTTACCTCTAGTTTTGGTATTAAAGCGTGAGCTACAACTTCATCATCATCAGATCCCACACTAAAAGGCGACCAACACTTATTCTGAGTATTATAAGGTTTATCTATAGCATCATCACCCACTGCGTTTAATATTTGACCGTTAGGATCTAAAGCGTCAGGCATTTTTATATCCCCTATATGATAAGCGAAACCAGCAGCCCCCTGTTTATCAAAAAAGACGATTCCAAACCTATAACACTCACCTCTCTTGTAGCTCCGAAATTTATTATCCCAAACAGGATTATGAGGGCCTTTACTACCCCCACCATAATCATCATCATTATTGCTTGAGGAGTTTACCGTATAGAAATTTGGAGAACCCATGCTGCTGTCGAGATCCTCGTGAGGCGACCTTTGAACACCGTCAGGATACCTATTAAAGGTGTCATCTATAACATAACTTTCCTGAGTAAAAGTCATTCTAAAACCATAGCTTCCAGTAGAATACCCATCTGTCTCAGCTCCTAAAACGTAAGATGGATCTGACGAGCTTGAAGCGCCTGTTGTAAAATTCTTATTTATAAACTTATACTTCGTCTTATCTACATCTAAATTTTCATCCCAAGACCAATTACCACCTGATCCATTATAATGTCTGTGAGGATTTGATCCTACAGCATGAGCCTCTAAAGTCCAATCTCCGCTTCCATCTTCCACCCCTTTATAAGACCTCATTTTACCATAACCCTCTATAATGGAGTCAATATCTAATACCGTACTCTTTAAGTTTGCGGCATATAATTTATTGTCTTTCTGAGCTAAAACCTTGCAGGAATCCCAGTTCTCAGCACTAATTATAGCTGCGGCTATCCCTCCTTCTACTATCTTCTCAGCTTCAAAACCACTATGTGTAAAGATGTAATTTGTTGATGAAACAGATCCTTCTTCTACTATGCTTATTGTTAGTGCTCCGTCTCCCACATACTTAATTGCAGCTACCTGGATGCTCTGAAAGTGTTCAGGGATATTTGGAATTTTAAGCTTTAGGGATGTACTAGAGATAAACCCCGAACTCTCCCCTTCAACCCCCAAAGAGGAATTTGAGGATAAATCATTTTTAATAATATTTATAGGTTGTGATATTGGCGACCAATCAGTATAATGTCCTTGACTTTGAGATCCTAACCTATAAACATAGGAGTAAGCTCCATAATTTAAGGCTCCACCCACCTGATTGTACTCAATTAATTCCACCCCACTCATTACGTTAGGTTTAAAAGCTAAAAAGTCAGAAACAGATTTATTCGCTATATCACTATCCTTTACATTTATAGACTTTAACCCACTAATACCATCCGTGCAGTATATCCTATGAAGATTCTCAGTCTCTACTACAACCTCCATTTCTATCCTACCAGCATTGTCGTCAAACAAAGATGAACCTCCCCATAGTTTAGTTGCAGTTAATGTGCCGCTATCTAAGTTGGTGTATTTTAAAATCTTCCATTGAGGTTTTCCCGTAGTATGAGGAACGGTTGAATCGTGCTGTTTTTCTATTACTATTAAGTAGTCATCAACTATTTCAGCTCCGTGAACTTTGTAATCAACTGAGTACATTAAATTGCCATTAGTGAATTTCTGTTGGGGCCCTTGTATAGTTTCTAGAGAGAATGACTTATCACCATTAGTTATGACTCTAATGTTTAATCCTGTAAAGTAAGACTCTTTAGATTGGTAAGCTGGATCTAAATCCGTTATCATACCAGCACTAAAAGTATTAGGTGTAGATTTCTCTGCCATAACTATTCTCTTTCAGGTATGAAATTATTCCAGTAACTTGCAACATTCTTCATCTCTGCTTCCGATGGTAAATTATCTTTACCTCTAGCTTGACCGCATAGCCAATACCATCTCTTCTCTAAATCTTGTACAATGTATCGTGCAATCTTACCTTCATAATATTCTATAGACTTGTATCTCCACATTATATATTGAGCAACTGCATCTTCATGCCCCTGCTTTATTGTAGGAAATCCATCATTATCTGTATCTAAAGCTTTATAGGCAATAGTTGCAGTTCCGCTAGTTATATTAGCGAAATGTATATAACTCCCAACAATCCAGTATTTATCCCCCGAAGCATCACCCTTAAACGTCTTTTGTGTGGGTTGCATAAAATTACCATTAGAGCCTTTAACATCTATCAGCTTCATTAAAGAAGATGGGAGCAAAGCTTTACCAGACGAAACAGTTAAGACCGTCTCGGTGTCTATAAACGTACTAAAACTACCTATCTTTTCTTCAGCTTCAAAAGCCCATTCGATAAACGATTCTAGATGTTCCGATGGATTGCTAAGACCTAAGTTCCTAGCTACATTGCTTACTATTCTTTTAACACTAATTTGCATTATAAATATCTTTTATTAATTCTCTAACCTTTTTAGCTGGATACAGCTTACATTTGATTAATTCTTTGCGAGACTTTCTCCACTTTATCTTGTAATAGTAATCTTCAAGAATAGGCACTTTGTATCTTACAGGCTCCCCTTTAGCTTTAGACTCTTTAATGTCCTTCCTAATATGGAATGCTCTACGGTGCTCTTTCTTTTCTAGAGATAAATCTCCTAAACCCAAAGGTAAGAAAATCTTTTGTTTTCTAATTACTATATCTCTGACCACTATCTCGAATAGTTTAGTAACTATCTTAAAAAACAAAGAGTAAGGTATAGCCTTTGTTTTCTTTCTTCCAGACGCTTCTACTCTTACTCGCTTAGATATTTTATTATAAATATCCCTATATGTCGTGTACGGCATTACTAGCTATTTTATTGCGCCTCTCTATCTCCTTCTACTTCGTTATTAATTAAATCCCCTGGAGTTTTTAAAGTAATGTTTAGTTCCACCTCTGCTACTGCCTTAACTAGAGGGCTTATAAGTTGAACGGGTATTGGATACTCATCATCATCACTATTCCAGTTAGCAGAATCTGTAGGATCTTCTAATATAGCAATTACTTTAACGGGCTCTCCACCTCCAGAACCGTAGAAGTAAATCTTTGTGGAATCTTCAATAAGAAATTTAGGCATTGCAGATGTAAACCTACTCTGCTCTTGAAACACGACTTTATCTTGAGTGGTTCTAGCGAACATCAAACTACCGTTGACAGATGTTATACTTGATACTGCTCTTGTATTACCAAAGGAAGCGACTCTAGGTACCGTCAAGTACTCACCCTCTTCTGGTACGGTAAACACGCCTATGTTTTGCGTAGCACCAGTAGGGGTTGTCTTCCCATTACCAGTATACGACTCCAACAAGCTCAATCTATGGTAGTGAATCCACTCCTTAATCTGACGAATACTTAGTTTGCTGTCATCAGTAGTGTAGCCTCCTTCAGCTAGATTCTTAATGTTGTAAGCAATTTCGTTTAAAGTCATATTTTTATTTTTAAAAGAATGGGGGTAGAGCTATACTCCACCACCCAATCTAACGCAGGAAAAAAGAGAGTCATCAACGCTTTTCAGCGGATAGCTCGTTAACTTGAAGCTGATACCGTGGATCTTCCAACGATAACATCATCTTTCTAACTGCAATATTTACTATCTCCTCAGAGGAGTTTAAATCATAACCACCTACACTTGTTTCTGCGGAAAATGATCCTTCCTCATCCGCAAGGTATGGTACTTTAATATACTCTACGTAGATTTTCTCTGTAGTTCCAGATATATCAATCTTTCCATTCCGAAGCAATCCTATAGGATTTTTAGCGTCTGGTTTATGGAAAGGATCATCTTTGGCTGCTGAATACTCTCCATAACTCATAATGTTTACAGTATAGTTATTAGTAACAGTATAAGCTCTTAATATATGATACACAGGAATCCCGTCTGGTAAAGTAATAGTTCCAGAGGATTGAGTTAAAGCTGAGGACTTAACAATCAAAGGCGCTATCCTCTCCATGGACTGAGCATCGGACTCTAAGGTGTTTATTAAACCTTTAGTATACTCCAGTACGGCTAGATCAAGAAACTGCTTCTTTTCATCAGATACAAAGTATGCTGTTCCTGCTTTGTCTAGTAGGTTGTCTATATGAACGTATGCCTCTGTGTATGTCATTATTTCTTAACTTTTATTTACTATTAAACGTCTACCCAAACCCCGTCATAAATCGTTCCGTTAGCAGTACTCCCAAGAGCACCCTTAACTACACGTACAGGGCGAACATAGCTTGCATTGTTCTTACCGTTTGCGTTAGTCGAATCATACTGGAAAAGGATGGCCCACGCAGTATCACTACTATTCTCCGAGGAAGACCAATAAAAGGCGCTATCCGCGAAGTTTCCAGCATTACTTGCTCCGTGCCCTATCGTATTATGCATTTCGTCTAGCTCATCTTTTGAAGGCAAGTACCAGTCGCTGTAGCCTTCTATAGTAGCAGTAGAAGCTGCGTATGCCGCTGAATCTGTATCGCTACACCCTGCTAATATATCTAATGTATTCTGATAACCTGTACCTATGGCTGTTCCATCTGCGCCAGTACTCGTTCCTGTACACCCCCAACCATAAGTTCCTTCAAGGTCTTCTTCTGCTGCTATATAAATATTATTACCTGTAGTATCAATCTTATAAACTAAGCCTCCTCCGTATGTATCGCCTACTGAAAGACTCCCAGCAGTTAAATTATTTCCTGAAGTATCATAAGCGGTTGTTCCGTGCCCCTCATTTAAAGGGTATTTACCTACCACTACACCAGCAGCGTCTTTAAGCTCCAAACTGTGTATCGCAAATTCACCCCAATTAATAGGATCGCTACCTATCTCTAAGGTTGATGTGGTAACCTCATCAAAGGTTATCCTTACATGCGACCACTCACCTAAAGTCATAAGGGCATCTTCCACACCATCTATATACTTTGTACTATTTGGAAATCCAAACGTTGAGTGAGTATTAAGGCTTATACTCCTAGAAGCACCACCAGCAGAAGCATACTTGATATGTTTTGTACCAATACTTGCTCCCCCGAAATATAGTATAACTTGATTATCTCCGTCTAAAGGCTTTACATAAAAAGACACCTCCGCTATATCCTCTGTGAAGGTTGCCGCTGCATGACTATCACTAGCCCCATCAAACTGTATAGCTTTAGCTTTTGTTACTACTCCTGTATGTAAACCTACACCTAGACCAATCATATTAACCCTTGTAAAGTATGTAAGAGTTGTTTGCGCTACCTGTGATCGCAGTTATCTTTCCATATATAATAGTACCAGCAGGGATAACTATATCAGTTATCGTTCCAGTTAAACCAGCTATAGTCATAGCGGTAAAAGTGCAAGCAGTAAGACATTGTACGGCATAAAAAGTACCTGTAACCTCTGTTGTACCAGCCCCAACTGTTAACCCTCCAGAGCCTGTTTGCTTAACATATAAGTCGTTTGTGTTCATGTTTTTATTTTTTTTGCTTTACTTTAGGTTTTGTATCTCCACCCTTTAATTCTTTTTTTAATAGAGCGTGAATATCTTTATTATCTTTTAACCATAATACAACCTGATCTTCAGTTAGACCTACAGTTTCTGTATTATACTTATAAGTTCCATTTACAAAGTTAAGCTTTTTTGCGTCAATAGCCGTCTCAATAAATACTCTATAATCCTTATCTCTATCATTAATTATTTTAGAGAATCTATTTGGATCATCGTTAGACATCTTAATAACTTGAGCCTTAACAAATTCAATAGAATTGTCTTTAGTTCTAATTCCTGTTAACTTACAGAAATCTAATATTTCTTTATCAGTCATTCCAACAGCAATTTGAATTGCCTCAGCAGATTCAATCATTTTTTCTGTAGAAACTAATTGATTCTCAATAGTGTCTTCAAATAACAACTTACTATTAATATTGGGATAGTTTTTCAACCATGTATATCTCTGAAGATCGTATTCGTCATTAATGTCAAAAACAACAGCTGGAGATCTCATAATAAAAACCTGCTCCTCCCCGTTTATATCTTTTAACGTTTTTCTTCTACCTTTATCTTTAGAGTCTTTATAAGACGAGCCTAAATTTAAATAAATAAACCTTTTAGGTTTTCTTGACCTTACAATAATTGGATGTTTCATTTTCTCTCTTTTTTAATTATACTTGTTTGCGTTCTAAAGGGGAGGATTACTCCTCCCTCTATAGTATTAAACCTTATACGTTTACGGCTTCTAAAATACCGCAAGCTAATGGGTTACGAACAATAACAGCTGATTCAGACATGATTTGACATGTGAATGAGTCGTCACCGTTAGCAGCAAGCATTGATTTTTGGTCATAAGGATTAACCATACCAGGAATGTATTTCTTGATATAATTACGATTATAACCATCAGTTCCTTTAGCAACTAATTGGATATTAGGTACACCATCTACAGACGAGAAGTCTAAGAATACCATTTTACCAGACATAGTTCCAGGTAATGCAGCAGCATCTTGTGCTGAACCATCATAGTCGGCAGCAGCACCGTGAACATTTGCATCATCAAATACTGGGCAATAAGCAACAGTCATTTTGTTACCTAATACATAGTAAGATACAAAGTTAACACCTAAAGACACATCAGATCCAGTTTTCATAGATTGCATAGTACCACCAGTAGCATTAGTTGCACCTACAGAAATATCTTTCATAGCTTTATGGAATTGGTATCTACCTTCAGTACCAGTAAATACAACCCATTCGTTTCCTTCAGGAGACTTAGCGTTACGAGAAAGCTCTGCAATAAATCGAGCTAATTGATCTTCTGTTAATCCCGCATGAGGATCGTAAGATGAACTTACTGTATCTTCAATTTGAGCAAGAATACCATCACCCATTAAATTACCAGCAGCTACAGTACCAGCTTCACCAGGGAAACCATCAGCAGTAGTAGCATCAGTAACACTAGCTCTACCAAACCATCGTTGTAGCTCTAATTGATACATAAACTCATCAGTAAACAATTTCTCAGCAGTAAAGTACCACAATTTAGATCCATTGTTTTCAATCCAAGTTACATCAGTTAAAGCAGAACCTGTGATAGATAATTTACTTCGGTTGATTGTTAACCAGTTTTTATGAGTATCTGGGTAAGAAGTGTATTCAGAAACAGCAGAACCTTCAGATCCTTCACCAAATGCTGAACCAATTTTACCAAAATAACTAGCGGCAGCCATCGCAGCGCAGCCATCTTGCATTTTAACGGTATAAGTATAACCTGTACCACCATCTGTTACAGCAGTAGCAGTCGGTCTATTTGCAACTACAGTACCAGCAACTCCAGTTACTTGACCTACAAACCCTAAAGAATCTACAATAACGTCATTAAGAGCTAAAAAGTTATTAGTCAATGGAAGGGTTCTAGTGGCTACATTACCAGCATCAGCAGCAGCAGATCCTGTGTAGTCAGCAGCAATAGCTACAGCTTGACTTTGGCGACCTAACACCTTCCATTCGAAAGATTTATCACCTGCAATTTTTACGTTAGCGTGACGACCTGTTTTCTCTAACAAGTATGTCAAGGCATAACGAGGGTACTGTTCAATTAAAGTCGCTGAAATTTCAGGGTACTTTAAGAGATTAGTTACCAACGAGTTTGAAGCCTGAGTATCAGTTCCAAACGTACCAGTTTTTGTAATCATTTTTTTACAATTTAATTTTTAAAAAATAGTTTAAATTGCACTTACTTTATTCTTCATCTTAAAACGTAGCATTGACTGTAATAAAATTAATCTCCCATAAATGCTGAAGCATCGAATCCAGAACCTGTCTTATATTTAGGTTTACTATTTCCTCTACCCCCTTTATTGGTAAGGTTGTCTAATACACTACCTTTACCTTCTTCGAAGCCTTGCGACTTCAACAATTTCTGTATTTGTTGTCTGTTCTTCCATAAGAACGCTGCCTCCGCAACATTGGCATGAGACTTATATATGTCCTCATTGAAATTACCAGTTGTTATATACTTATACAGATCTTTTCTTTGTTCTACTGTTACTTTTCCGCCAAGATAGTTATCGAAACTCTTTAAGTGAGTTTGCAATTCCTTTCTAGACTTCTGTTGAGTCTCCACCAACTCTTGCTGTTTGGAATCCTCTTGATTCTTAATGCTTGTCTTTTCAGTTCGAATAGCATTTTTTAATTGCTTTCTAATCTTCAGAGCCTCATGTTTAAGCATCCCAGAATCTTCCATTCTATCCAAGGAGTCATCAACATCGTACTCATCCATACCTGTGGCTTTCATGTCAGCGGACAATAACTCCCTATCTGAAAGCTTTAAGTACCCTTCGTACTTTGATGTCGTATCATTACTAACTTCAGGCTCATTCTTAGAGTTTAAAGCTTTAATGATGTCTTCTTTAGACGCACCTTCTAATCCCAACTCGTTAGCGACTGAATCCCAGTCAACTCCTTGTTCTTTGTCGGTATCAACCTCAGTTTCTTCTTCAACTTCTGTTGAAGCTTCAACATCCCAATCGTCATCTTCTTTATCAAGAATCTGTTCCGCTTCAGGCTCATCTAAACTTTCAGAACCCCAATCGAAATCAGAGTCGTCACTTTCAGAGTCATCCTCAACTAGCGCATCTTCCACGACAGTTGATTCCTCTACATTATCCTCTTCTACTAAAGATGAAGGTTCTTCCTTTGCAGGATCTTCATCAACCTGACCTACCGTCTCTACCAGTTTGTCAAGCCCAGCGAAAGCTCCAGGATTAAACTCCTTAACTTCTTCGCTTAATGTTTCCTTTTTTTCCATTATCTCTTTTTGCAATATTACTAAAAATTATTGACATACCAAATTAATTCTTGACTTGTCCTTTTAATTGACCTTCCATTTGCCTTAAAACTGCGTCTGCTTTTTTATTTCCATAAGAATCATCAGATAGTATTTCTGCCGTCTCTAGTTTAGATTGATGCTGTATCTCAGCAACTTTAATTCTAGTTTCGTTATCTAACTGATTCATTTCAACTTCTATTTGCTGCTCTTGCGCTTTAGCTTCAGCTTCCGCTTGAGCTTGCTCTTGCATACCTTGTTGTTGTTGTGCTTGCATTTCTTTAGCAGCTTCCAATCCTCGCTCTAAGATATGTTCAGCCTCAGTTAAAGTATCTGACTTATATATTCTAATAACATCCAGCATATCTATCTGCCCTGCTTGTAAGGCTGATTGAGCGAGCTGAGAAACAGCTGCTTTCATTTCCTCATCTTTACCACCATCACCTAAGAATACTCCATAATCATTTAACTGTACGTCTGGCAATATGGAGATAAACTTGTAAGTTCCATCACCAAATACAGTTGCAGTCTTCTTACCTTCGCTCCACGCAATCTTCATAAGATTAGCGCAACGCATTAATACGTCTTGCTTAACCATGTCATGTGACCAGAACCAAGACCTAGTAATTGTAGCTGACTGAACTACAGCTCTTTGCTGATTACCTACTTGTTCGTATTGTTCAACCTGACCTTCACGTTGTTTAGTTACGCCTGATACTTGACCAGCCATATCTTCCAACATAACTTTAAGGTTTATAAGTTGTTGAACAGAACTAGACAAGGTAAAGTCTATCTGTTGGAATTGATTAAACGTCTGTGCTTGTAACCCCTCATCCTTAGAGTTAATAGGTATAATACCGTCATTTTTGATATGATACATAATGTCCTGCATATTCATACCAAGATTAGCTGGCATCTGGGCTACATCATATACAACAGCCTTACCACCTGATCGTGCCATAGAAAGCTCTATATGATACATTACAATATTGTATAACATCTGAACATTCTTAAGTAGGTCTACCATAGACACGGAGCTTCCCGTAGTGTGATTTCTAACGCACCCTACATAACTTAAGTTAGCAGCACTAGGATCATCTAAAGAGCGTATCTGGTTAGGAACTCGCTGACAGTTAACCATAATCTTACCACCAATCTTTGTAGCCTGCCAAATATCATCAATAACAACTTTACGAATCTTTTCGCCCTTTCTCTTTCTGTACTTATCAGACACCATTTTTCTAAATGGCTTTTCATTGTCATGCTTATTAGGGCTTAGTTTGTATTGTATCTTCTTTAAGGATCTCCACTCTGCGTGTACAACTTTAACTCTTAATTCACCAGACTCACCTTTTACATACCAATTTCTGTATTCTGACTGTATATCTATACTATCCTGTTTAGATAGGGATTCTATAAGCCTAATATCATCATCAGAAAGAACCTCACCAAATTCATCTACAATATCACTAGGGGAAAGCCATCTTTCTTCTGAAATCCAATTAGCCTCACCTAAATCATCAGTTTCACTTGTTAAATCATAAGTTAAAGATCTAGGATCTACTCTTCGGACTTGTGGATCACCATCCTTTATCTCAATTCTATAGCACTCTTTTCCAGTTATTAATAAATCCCTGAATCCTTCCTTAAATTTATTTTTAAGTTTATATCGGTTAACCAGAAACTCCAAGCCATCCTGAACAGACTCCTCTATAGATTCCCTATAATTGTAACGCATAAAGGTGTCTATATCATCTGGAACTGGAATATCCTGTCCTTCAGTATTAGTCTCCATGCCTAAATTCTTCATCTCCTCCTTAACTTCTTCTAGGAGTTTATTCATAACCATAGTAACCTTATGGTCTTCCTTCCTGTTAATAGCTTCTTGGTTTACAGTAACCACTTTAGTATCAAGAGGTCTATGTAGGTCTTCACCTAACAATAAGTCTATCTTAGGTTGAACTATAGGATAGTTTACTAGCCTAGCTGGGTAATTGTATCCATATTGCTCTGTTAGGTATTTATAATCATCACGGTTAAATTCACCGTTATATATATCGTAGTTTCTTATATCTTTAATCTTATACCTACTCTCAGGACTACTTGCGTGATCTGTGGAGCTTACAATAGCATTAAGCATTTGTTCGCACCATTTTTTATCCTTCTTGGAATCAGATATTAATTGACTAGGAAAATTCTTCATTATCTTATGTGTTTAATAGGTGTACCATTAGCATCGTATTTATAATAGGCAAAGCCACTTTCTTTTATAGCTTCGTTTTCTTTATTTTTAACTTCAATTGCAAAGTTATCATTTTCATGGATAAGACACAAGCCGAATGCGATTGCTCTATCCGTATTCCTAGAACCCCAGTCGCAAAGCTCATCCAAGAGGTCTATAAACCATATCTCATCCCCTCTCTCCTTAATATAATCATACATCAAAGATTCCATATACGCCTTAATCTGCTTATTCATGTGCACCCCATAGTTATTTCTGGTCTTTGTTCCAGGGGCGTGTGCAGATCTAGGTTTAGTTTTTAAATATTTTTGCGCCCTATTTCTGAGGAAATAGTCTAAGATACCAATTTTAGTGTATTCAATTAACATCTGAGCGTTATAATAAACAGCTAACTTCAAGCATCCATCATAAAATTGATCCGCAGTCTCTGGTCTATCTGTATACTCCGCTACGGGTAATCTATATGGTTGATTAGTATCTGCTATCCTTCTAAATATCATTGCCGAACCTAGAGATGGGGCAGCACCAGCCTGATCTTGATCGTAAGAGTCAATACCACCAATATCCAAACCTTGCATGTGAACCTGCGGTTGGTGTAGTATTTTATAAGGCCCGTGTGGGTGTGGAGTAAAAACCACCTTATCAGTTAGTCCATCTTCATTTATCACCCAATCCAGATTACCAGTTGTTATATGCTGCTCTGGATCAGCCAACGTCTGCACTCTAGCTCTCTGCTGGTTAAGTAAAGCTATATCAAACCTAGAACCTTTAGTCTTAAGGAAAGCCTCCTGTATAGTTAAAGGGTAGTTTTGTATAGATAGATTGTAAGCCTTACTGTCACCACCACCTTCAACTATCTTCCGCCTCTCATCCTCTATATACTCAAACGCTTTTTGCTCGTCATCAACTCCCGTCTTAGGACTAAAGAACCCGTGAAGAGCTCTAGACGCTGGTATAAACATAGGAATAAGATTAAATGCCTCTGCATTATAGTACATATCCATAAAGTCAGCAGAAGCCGCATCAATATCACCACCCGTACCACCGACTACTGGAACTCCATATTGGTAAGCCCCATCCATGAAACAAGCTTTAGATGACATATAAGCATTCTTCAATCTCTTAAACTCCCCTGCTTCCTCGAATATCATAATAGATAAACGCTCACCTTTGTAGACTTCAGGATCATCCATAGTTCTACAATGTATAACTGACTGATAACCACCTATTTCCCAGCGACCTTCAGCATTCTTCTGTTTGTATCCAGCCCTTAGTACGTCTTTAGTATCCTTTAACCACCCATGCCTAAAATTAGGATGTTGATTCATCAACCCTTTTTTGACTTTATCAAAGAAAGAGTTTGCTGTCACACCAAGTCCAGCCGCAATTCCTACCTCGGAATGCGGAAAGAAAGTAAATTCATGCGCTACCAAGCCAGAGTTCATATAGGAGAAACCCTTATCCCTAGCCTTAATCACGATCATTCCTTTACCCTCTTCCCTGCAAGTATGGAAAAGGTTAAAATACTCTTTATCCATATCCCGATACCAAGGGTATATTAATGTTTTTCGATTACCATCGCTACCATCATTACCTAAGATCATGTAGTAGTTCAAATACCAGTAGTAATTACCAGGTATCCACTCCCCACCTATGGGTTTGTAACCATTAATACACCTGTGCATCTCTTCCTCCCAATAGTCCTGATATATAAGACTATCTGCATCTAGTTTGGGGTGTCCGTGATTTGGAATTGGCCTATAAGCCTGTACATCAAATTTCTTAGCCATTAAGCATCTTTTAGTCTAACTGCTCTATCTTCAAGGAAGCTCAGAGTCTGTTCACCACTAATTACTTTTCTCTCACCTCTACGTTCTATAGCTTCCAATAATACTGTTCTAGTACCTAATAACTTCTCAATACCTATCATCACCTTCTGCAAATCTTCAGCTGTCTCCTGATCTAAGTGCCACTCATTAATAAGTGTAGTGTATTGATCTATCTTTTTATTAAACGCCTCTAACTGATCGTCAAGAGGATCTCTCTGTAATTCCCTGTATTTACCTACAGCCGCCTTTATCAAAGGATGTTTAGTGTCAGCCCAATCGGGCTTCCCAAATAGATCCGTGCATATCTGCCTGTTCCTATCCTTCTCGTTAAGATACCTATAAGGAGAATCATAATCCTGACTTAACGCCACAAACTTCATACCCTTCTGCCCTAACTTCTTTTCTTTTAAAACCTTCTGGAACTCTGGAACGCCTAGCACCCCATTATCCTCATCAGTTACACTCTCTCCTTTCTTACTTATCTTTAATAGATACATTATCTCTTTTTCAGTTTGTACTTCAGTAGGAAGTTCCCCATATCAATATCACTACTATTATAACCCACAGGAACCTCTACCTCCTCGTAGTCACTAGTCTTCTCATTATAATATATATAATTCAAAGTCTCAACTATAGGATCATTAAAGTATATACCCCTCTCCAATATCATGTAGTCATTATCTATCAACCAATTGTCTATCTCATTATCTAACGCTGTAGTTGGGGAGAACATACTGAAGTCGTCTGTTTCGACCTCAAGACTTAAACCATCTATGTCTTTAAAAATATCTCCGTATGGAGTCTCTATATAAGATTTTACCATTTCACCTTAATTATTTAAGATTAATACTAGCTGTAGGAGAAGGACTCGAACCTTCAAGTAGTAGTTAGCTAAAGAACAAATTTTTTAACCAGGTGCAGCGCTGCTTGGTGGTCAATCCCGTTATCCTTAGTTTATACTATTATCTACACCCCCGAGACAAGAGGGCACGTCTGCCAATTCCGCCATCCTACAGTATTTAATACTTTGGTCGTTTAGGTCTTTTAGGTTTGCATTTCTTAGCCATCACGGTTTTTGTTTTAATGTTATAAGGCAAATATAGGAATTTTTTTTTTATTCGTGGATAAGTGATGCCCTCTGCTGCACACCCCGTGTGCTTCCTAAACTTTTAGGCTACCGCCATCTATTTATCAAAAACTAATCAATTTACTAACTTAATACACACTACGATGTCTATCTTCAACTCAATCAAAGACTACGCACAATTAAAAGCAGAAGGCTGTAAAGATGCAGTACAAATCATTAAGAACAATAAAGGACAACTAAAGAATCCTGCCATACAAGAATGTATCAACATGGCGTTGTTCAACACAACCAAGTATGCAGAAGTAATAAAAGAAATAGACGGAGAACGTCTAAAGAACATAGGAAAAGTAGCTACAACTGCTACAGCAACGTGTTGTATTGCAGTAATAACTGCTATTGTATCATAAGCACGAGTGTAAACGAGGGAGACTGTCTCTCCCCTTACTTTCACACTACAAAATAGGTGGATTCCGTCACATAACTACCGTTAACGGGGGTTTATGGTAGCATAGCTGATGGTTTCCACACAATATTAACGAGTATTCATTCATTTAGTAATTCAATAACCTATTCAGATGAAAACAAACATTAAAAGAATCGACACGCTAATTGCATTGTACAACAAATCAATAGAAACAGCGACACACACAAGACTTATGTACTTGTGGAATTTATTAACAGTATATGTACTAGAAGAGTCAACCTCACTTAACTGGGGTATAATTGTAGTGCCAAGTAGAAAGCTACAAGTATTTGAAGTATATGATAAATCTACAACTATTTTAGGAACCATTTAAATCAATTCAGTAAGTGAGAAGTATGGTCTTGAAAAGAAATATTAGCCTGCCATCAACAACTTTAAACTCTGTCTTGCTCGCTGTGTGTTAACACTACGATTAGTATGCAGTCGGGCAGGCAAGAAAGTTGTAAAGAACAACTGCGCTATCTCGTATGGAGCAAAATATCTGATCCAAATACATTCCTGTATAAGTCTTGAACTGGAGTTCGAGGATTACAAATATAGGAAACAATTTGGTAGTACACAAGCGCAAAGAATTTGCGGTTCGACATTTCTGCTATGGTAAGGTCTATCTAACGATAGTCTGCGAAGAAGTACTAAGCTACCTCTCGGTTCGACTCCGAGTGCAGGAACTATTAATCATTAATCCATTTATTATGAAAAAGAAAAAGGTAATACTTGTAGGCTCTAAAATAAAGAGCAAAGTAAAGATAAGAAGAAGACGTATCGGTGAGTTCACCAGAGAGATACGTTCTTACATTAGAAATAAACGAACAGCTATGTCATCATGGGAGAGAATCTGCGCTGATGTAGCTAGTATTAACAACTAAATCAATCAATGTCTTACAGGTTTAACGAAAGACGTAAACTAATCCTGATATACTTATGGCTAAAATCAAAACTTACAACTGGAAAGGAAGAAAGGTATTTAACATGAGACGAAAGAGTGGTAAAACTGTAATGGTTTACACTAACAAGCACGTTAACGTACCGCAAGGGGTTATAAACTTAGGGCCTGTCGCTTTCCGTCAATGGATTGATAAGAACGATGTAGTTCTAGTCAAATGCAAGGAAAAGGCTGAGTCCATATCTTACAGTCTTGTAACTAAATTATGGTTTAACCAACAAAACTCATTCTAATGAACAAGTTATTAACAAAGCTAGGGTATCTAACGGTAGGTACTCTAGCATTAGGTATAGGATTTATAGTGTTCGGAGTAGTAGCTAGTGCTATAATCTCATTTGCAGTAGGTATTGCTCCTGCTGTAATCCTCGCTATAATAGTAGGAATTATTTATAACTCATTAAAAAAGAAACCATGACTAACGCTCAAAAAGAAATACTAGAATTACTAGACAAAAACAATGTAAAGCTCGAATCAGCTGTAATAAGCATTGATGTAGGCTACCAAGAATCTTCACAAGATTTTCTAAAGCCAAATCATACACCAGCTGAATGGTGTCAGTTTATGAACGCAATAGACAGAAACTATAATAGTGGGTTTGGCATACAAGAACTCTCTGGAGTTTTATGGTTTACTGACGGCACTTGGGCTACAAGAGGAGAATATGATGGATCTGAATGGTGGGAACACCACAGAAAGCCATCTTTTGATATAATGTTTAACATGTATAAAAAATAAGCCATGACGGAAGAAACTCAAAACTTGTTTGTAGAAATGATTTCAAAACAAGTAAAGATAATAGAAGAGCTCAACAGTAGCTCTAACCGCTGGAAGCGATACTCTAAGAAAGTTGATAAAGAATTAGAGGATATGAAATTTGAACTACAACATTCTAAAGAACGAAGAGAGGCTTTAGTAAAAGATCTTGAACAGCATGTATCAAAGCTAAAAACTGAATCTCAAAAGAACCTGAAAGAGTATTTAGAGTGTTGCAACGAAATACAAAGATTGAAAGAAGAGAACGAAAAACTTAAAAATAACCAAAACATTTAGAAACCATGAAGAAGATTTATGTAATTGCTTGGACTTGGAGAGATACCGAAATGACAATAGAGCATTTCTACACTCCACACAAAGCTATTAAAAGAATAGCTGAAATAACAGACTGGAAAAAGCCCTGTGCTGATGGATGCCCTGAAGAGTATCTACGACAATACTATAAAAGCACGGATGTTTTAAATGACTGCTATAAAGATGTAACTATAATACTAGAGGTAATACCATTACCTACTGATAAAGTATTCGTAAGAATAGGATTCGAAGATACAGTAATCACAGCAGAAGAATGGAGATCCAAAGCATCACATCCTGAAGTCTCTTCCATGCCTTACTTTGTAGGGTTTGAAGACAAACAAGGCGTTTCGTGTAACGAAGAAGGAGAATATTTAGATGTGACATCAACTCCTGCGGTAGTAACCTCTAAAAAATAGAACTTATGAACATTTACAGATACGAATTTGAATACAAAGTCTATAATAGTAATGGACTTGAGGTTGATAAAGGAATAGAGACATCTAAAGGCTATGACGAAGTTAGGGCTGAGAACTATCTAAGGACAAAATTAGAAGAGGGATGCCAATCTGACGAGGAAGTAGAGCTAAAACTAATCCCAAGTTTTGTTAAGTATACGGATGCTAACAAATTGATAGCTGAATTTATGGGTATTGAGTCCTATGAGCTCAGAGGGTACACAATGTTTGTGTATGAGGAAGACAATCACAGAACAGATGTAGACCTACACTACCACAAATCTTGGGATTGGTTGATGCCTGTAATAAATAAGTGCTATCAAGAATATATGAGTAAGCATATTGCAGAGGTGGTTATGACTTGCGACATAAGTAAAGCATACCAAGTGGTAGTAGAATTTATTAACGAGTATAACCTAAACAAGTAGAACCTATGAACACATTCACAGTATTTGGCAATCAAACAGATCAAGCGACATTTTATGACTTTGAAATGGCTGTGTATTATGCTGGTGATTGCGTGAACGAAGGTATAAAAAACGTATTTATAACAACTAATTTCTATAAAGATGAGCACAATAGAGTATCAGCAAGCCCGAATAGAGGCGCTAGAAAAGGAAGTGGAACGATTAAAACAAGAAAACTATGAGTTACGATCCGACTGAAATAAAAGACACACCATGCAGATGCTGTTGGAGGTTTGTACCCGAAGACGAGCTATTTGATGGTATGTGCATCGACTGCTTTGAAGATAACGAAGCGTTAAATCAAGAATATGAAGACAATAAAGACTAACCTATGAAGAAAACATTTAGCAATTTATTCTCAAGCCAAACAGGAGACGTAAAAGATTTACGAAACTTTATGTTTGCAAAAGACTATTGGAAAGCTGTGGATAAAAACAGTGATTCTGTGGAAAACGCAATCAACAATAGCTTGGATATTGGCAGAAAAGCTGTCAAAACTGCATCAGTACTTGCAACCGCTACAGGTCTGATGGTAGGAGCACTAGTGGGAACTATATTTGAATAGCCATGGAAACAGTAGATGTTGGAATTATGATTGCTTCAATAGGAGCATTCTTACTTATATGCTGGGTGCACAAAAGTAGACCAGAAGATAATTACTAATCATTAAAACCTATCACAAATGACGATAACTGTTTGGATTAAGCGAGAAATAGTGTTAAATTGGGAGCACTTTAAAAGGAACCCAAATGAGATTTATCACATCTGTACCAGAGAACCAGGAGACATGGACTTTGTACAAGTAAACTTAAGTCTGGATGAATACTTATCAATATTAACCTCAATACCAACAGAAAATGAAAAAGAATAAAACTACATTTCTACACGACAACAAAAGAAAAGTTGAAGTTAGAACAGAAGAAGAGGCTAAGAAAGTAAATGCTGAAAAAGCATACGAAAGGCACTACCAAAAGAGTCATATGCTTAGAGTGTTAGACGAAATACCAGAGAAACCAATCGGTCATTTTACTGATGTTTCAACAGGAGAGATAATCCAAATTACCAATGAAAAAGGATTTATAGATGTAGACACATTTATTCTACAGTTCGGAAAGCCTGCACCAAAACTCAATGCTTTAGATGTTCTGGAATACGATTTAAGTAGTCAGCTAACTAAAATCTTTAAGTGATGGAGCGCAAAACTCTATGGTGGTGTAGATACAAAGTGAGGGTTTGGAAAGAGGTTTATTCTAACAAGACTAAATCTACCAAGCTTTCACATTTACACAGAGACTATAAAGTAGAGGGATTCCTAAAGGGTAATTGTCCTAATGACCTTACTAATACAAGAATTAACTCCACAGCTATT